AAATAAATTTGGTATATTCAAAAAAAAGTCGTATATTTACTATGTAAAAAGCCAAAAAGGTTATATTTAGTTATGTAGGTAGTAGCTACTTAAACCTTAAACTTTAAACAATTTTTTAAACCTTAAAATCTAAAAACAATGGACATTTCATTGGCGCTAAAGAGATTTAACTCTTTGCAAAGCAACACAAAAAAGTCTGACTCCATTTGGAAGCCAGCAAACGGAAAATCGTTAATTCGTATCGTTCCTTACAAATTTAATAAGGACATTCCGTTTATCGAACTCTATTTCCATTACAACATCAACAACAAGACTTACTTGTCACCAATGTCATTTGGTAGACCTGACCCGATTGTTGAGTTTGCAGAAAAACTCAAAAGGACAGGTGATACTGATGATTGGAAAGCAGGTAAAAAGATGGAACCAAAATTGAGAACTTTCGTACCAGTTATCGTAAGAGGTAAAGAAAACGACGGTGTTAAGTTTTGGGGATTTGGAAAGACAGTTTATCAGGACATTTTAGGATATATCGCTGATCCTGACTACGGAGATATTACAGACCCTATGACCGGTAGAGATATCGTATTGGATGTAACATCTGCCGAAGAATCAAATGCAGCATATCCAACAACTGCAATCCGTATTAAACCAACTCAAACAAAACTTTCAGATGACCCAGCTATTGTAAAACAATTGTTGGAAAATCAAAAGAACATTACTGAATTGTATCAGGAGTTATCTTACGCAGAACTAAAATCAGTATTGGAAAATTGGTTGAATCCAGGTGCAGCAGCATCAGAGGATGAAATTGTTGAGGAATTAGAAGCACCAAAACCAAAAACCCAATCAGTTGCTAAAAAGCAATCTGAGGTATCAGTTGATATGGGTGGTACACAAGAATTTGGTGACCTTCCTTGGCAAAAAGAAGCACCTGCTAAAAAAGCAGATGATGTAGCATCGGCATTCGATGATTTATTTAACAACTAATAAGTTACAATTATGGCTAAAGTACAGGAGGACTTGGCAAGTATTCTTGCCGATTCATTAAACAAACAAAATAAGGATGGTAGAATTGCATACTTTCTTACGGATGGTGGGGGTGATGCTCCAACTAACGTAAAAGATTGGTTATCGACAGGTAACGCTCTTTTGGATGTAGCAATCTCTAATAGACCTTATGGTGGTTTGCCTGTTGGCCGTATAGCAGAAATTACGGGTTTAGAGCAGAGTGGAAAATCTCTGCTCTCTGCCCATCTGTTAGCTGAAACACAAAAGAAAGGTGGAGTAGCCGTATTGATTGATACAGAAACTGCCGTTAATAGGGAATTTTTGGAAGCAATCGGTGTTGATATTTCTAAATTATTGTATGTTTCGGTAGATACGGTCGAAGGTATTTTTGAAGCTTGTGAAACTATTATTGAAAAGATTAGGACTTCTGATAAGACCCGATTGGTAAGTATTGTAGTTGACTCTGTTGCAGCAGCATCTACAAAGAAAGAATTAGAAGCCGATTATGATAAAGATGGTTACGCTACTGATAAGGCAATTATTATTTCAAAAGCAATGCGTAAGATTACGAATATGATTGGTAGACAAAACATTTGTTTAGTATTTACTAATCAACTTCGTCAGAAAATGAACGCAATGGCATTTAGTGACCCTTGGACAACATCGGGTGGAAAAGCATTAGCATTTCATTCCTCTGTAAGATTACGTCTTAAGTCTATGGGGCAATTAAAGATTGCAGATAGAATTGTTGGTATTAAAGTTAGAGCACAAGTTGTAAAAAATCGTTTAGGACCGCCTTTAAGACACGCAGATTTCTCTATTTTCTTTGATAGAGGAATTGACAACTATGGAAGTTGGTTGGGTGTAATGAAAGATAATAAGCTTGTAAAGCAATCAGGGGCATGGTATGAATATATTGATACAGAAACAGGTGAAGTAATTAAATTTCAATCAAAAGATTTTTCAGAAATTCTTAAAAACGAAGATATAAAAGACCAAATTTATCGTAAGATATGTGAGGTTTGCATATTACAATACAAAAATTCCGCTTCAGAGGAAGTTGATGAAACAACGGATGTAGCAAATGAGTCAGATTAATAAAAAGTATTTAGATATACTAAAGCAAATAGATGAGGAACATAAAAGTTTTGGTTCTTTACACAAAAATTCCAAAACCCTAATTATTGATGGTCTTAATACCTTCATTCGTTCCTGGTCCACCGCACCAAATCTTAATGATAATGGGGACCATATAGGAGGCATAGTCGGTACACTTAAAAGTATCGGCTACGCTATCCGTATGATTAATCCAACAAGAGTTATCTTAACTTTTGATGGTAAAGGTGGTGCAAAAAGCAGACAAAATATTTACGCAGGATATAAGGCGGATAGAGCTAAAAACAAAATCCGACTTAATCGTGCTATCACCGGTGGAGATATGAATCCTGAGGATGAACAAATCTCTATGAGAAGGCAAATGGTAGCATTGGCAGACCTTTTATCATATCTACCCGTTACTATTATGTTATATGATGGTATTGAGGCAGATGATGTAATGGGTTATATTGCAACTCAACTTCGACAAGATGGTGAGAAAGTTGTATTAATGTCCTCTGATAAGGATTTTTTACAATTGGTAAATAAAGATGTTTCAGTATATTCACCCTCTAAAAAGAAAGTATATACACCAGAAGTAGTTTTGGAAGAATTTGGTATTCACCCACATAACTTTATTAATTTTCGTATGATTGATGGTGATAAATCGGATAACATTAGTGGTGTAAATGGTTTAGGTATTAAATCAATTATTAAAGCATTTCCAATTCTTGCAGAGGAAACTTATCACTCAACAGAAAGTATGTTGGAATATGTAAAAGGATTGGATAAGAAAATTAAAGCACACGAATTATTTGAAAGTAATTTGGAAATTTGCGAAAGAAATCGTAAATTAATGCAGTTGGCAGAGCCAGAGTTTAGTGGTAATCTTCGTATGAAAATTATGGATAGATATGATGAAGTGACACCAAAGTTTGACAAGCAAGGTTTTCTTAAAGTTGGATTAAAAGCTGGTGTTGTAGATTCATTTAAAGATATTAATGATTGGTTACAATCAACATTTGGTCATATAGCAAAATTTTAAAATTATGAAATGTATTAAAAACGAAAAAACAGGCACAATTATTAGAGTTGAAGACAGTCAGGCTAAACAATTGGTTGGTCTTACATGGAAATATACTTCTAAATCGGAATGGAAAGAAAAATTTAGAGATGTAAAAACAGAAAAGCAAGAAGTTGAAGAAGAAAAAAAATCCGAAACAATTGCAGAAAAGCAACTTAAAAGAAAAAAACTTAAAGAAAAACAAAGAAAATAATGGAAGCAGTAGATACATTGGTAAAATATGGTCAATCGTATCAATCTAAAGTTGTTGCTTCACTAATCACAGACGTTAAGTTTTTAGAACAGGTAAACGAAATTACTAAACCTAACTTTTTTGAATCTCAAGCAAATCAATGGATTGTAAATGAGACACAAACTTATTTTGATAAGTATCGTGGTACACCCACAATGGAGGTTTTCAAAATAAAAGTTGGTGATATTGAAGATAAATTACTCAAACAGACTGTAGTTGAACAATTAAAGTCCGTTTATTTGCTAATAGGAGCAAATGATTTACCTTATGTAAAGAATGAATACCTTACTTTTGCAAAAAATCAAAAAGTAAAAGAGGCATTATTAAAATCAGTAGACCTTTTAAAATCCGGTCAATACGATAAGATTATTGATACAATGACCGCAGCATCTAAAGTAGGTGTTGAGAATGATTTGGGTTTGGATTTTGTAGAGGATTTTGAAAGTATATTGGATGATGTAAAAAGAAATTCCGTTTCTACAGGTTGGGATGTGATTGATGAATTAATGGATGGTGGTTTAGGACCAGGCGAATTAGGTGTAGTAATGGCACCCTCTGGTATAGGTAAAAGTTGGTTCTTATCCAAAATAGCATGTTCAGCATTACAAAGGGGTGCAAATGTTTTACATTACACTTTGGAATTATCTGAAAATTATGTAGGGCAAAGATATATTACGATTCTAACTAATATTACAACTGCCGACCAAAAGGTAAAAAAAGATGATATTGTTCGTAAAGTAAAACAAACGCCAGGTAGAGTAAAGATTAAATACTATCCACCACAATTTGCATCGGCAAAAACCCTATCAGCACATATTGATAAAGTGAGAGCAAGTGGTTTTAATCCACAATTAATTATTATTGATTACGCTGACCTTCTTAAATCGGCAAATAGAGCTAATGATGGATTATACGCAGAGTTGGGTGGTATCTACGAAGAATTAAGAGGACTGAGTGGTGAGACGGGAATTCCGATTTGGACAGCAACACAAACAAATAGAGCAGCAATTGAACACGAAGTTATTCAAGCGGACTCGGTAGGTGATTCCTATAAGAAAGTTCAAACAGCGGACTTTATTATGAGTGTAAGTAGAAAAACCAAAGATAAACTATCAAATACAGGTCGTGTTCACATAGTTAAGAATCGTTTTGGACCCGATGGTATGACGTTTCCTGCAAAGATTGATACATTTCATGGTATTATGAATGTGTTTGCAGCCACTTCAGTAGATGGTATGGCAGCGGTGAAAGATAGTAAGGAAGGAGAAAACTTAGAAAAGAAATTATTACATAAAAAATATGTAGAAAATATGGGATAATAAGTATACTAAAACAAAAAAAATCGGAGAAAAATATTTTTTAACATTCTATAAAATTTACTAAAGAAAATGAGGTTATAGTCCAACATACCTTATATATATCTTTACATTTTCTGGTTTTTCAGAGAAAAAATACCAACATTAAAAAATACAAAATTTACAAAAAATGGATATTTCACAAAGAATTTTATCGGACGTTACGGTCTATATGAAGTACGCAAAGTACAGGCCAGATTTGAAAAGAAGAGAAACATGGACGGAATTAGTTACCCGTAATATGGAAATGCATATAAAAAAATATCCTAATCTAAAAAAAGAAATTAAAGAAAATTATAAATTTGTATTTGATAAAAAAGTTTTACCTTCTATGCGTTCTATGCAATTCGCAGGTAAACCAATTGAAATAAGTCCAAATAGAATTTACAATTGTGCTTTTGCACCGATTGATGATTATAGAGTATTTGCAGAAATTATGTTTCTACTATTAGGTGGGACGGGCGTAGGATATTCAGTACAAAAACATCATGTAGAACAATTACCTGAAATCAGAAAACCAAATGCTGATAAGACAAGAAGATTTCTTATTGGCGATTCTATTGAGGGCTGGGCAGATGCAATTTCAGTTTTAATCAAAGCATACTTTTTTGGTGGAAGTAAACCGGTATTTGATTTTAGAGATATCCGTGCAAAGGGTGCAAGACTTGTAACTTCAGGCGGTAAAGCACCAGGCCCTCAACCTCTCAAAGAGTGCTTAATAAAATTAGAAGGTATATTAGATTCTAAAAATGATGCAGATAAATTGACACCTATTGAAGTGCATGATATGGTTTGCCATATTGCAGATGCTGTTTTGGCAGGTGGTATTCGTAGAGCGGCATTAATTTGTTTGTTCTCTGCAACCGATGAAGAAATGATAAGTTGTAAAAGTGGTGCATGGTGGGAGAAACATCCACAAAGAGGTAGAGCAAATAATTCTGCAGTCCTAATGAGACACAAAATCA